AACGTTCGAACATGCAACGACTTCGGTGTTATCAAGTTTGAAATCTTTGCCAGCAGTGATAGCGGCATTCATCAGACGTTCGATCTTACGCATGGGAGGAATTCGTCTCAACAAAGGTAGTATGGATCAAATCAGGGGACTTTGCAAGGGGGGTTGTGCCACTTGTTCAACTGGCACACTGAAAGCGCCCAGCGTTGAAGTTATGATACGCAAAGACCTCACGATTCACCAGTTTGAACATACCAAACTCATTGCTCATCACATAACCTTCGGCATCAATCCTGTTGTATCCGATATAAGCAGCAGGACCCATGTTGCGACACAGGAACAAACAATCATCTTTGATCGACTTCACCAATGCCCACAAACGAATCAGGTTAGGATCACAATCAAAGTCTTCTGCATCGATGTTATCACCCGAACGAATGCAGGCGTTCAGTTGCTGTTTGATCTTTGCCGCTTCCTTATCAGAAACAAACTCACAGGCAGTAGACATTTGACGGGCGAAATCTACAACCCCTTTCACATCAGCGAAGGACTCCTGATTGTGAAGAATGTATGCATCAGGTTGCACAAACTTCACCGTCTCAGTATCATTCCAGATGCTACGGTCAGGGAATGCTTGTGCATCACGCAGATCGTTTGCAGCATAATAGCAAGTGTGAGGAGCGATGATAATTTTCTGGGAAACTACCTCACCGAACTTATATGTGATGGTGTTGGGAGTGTATTCATCAGATCCACCAAACCCGATGAAATCGCCTTGATAGATACATTCGAAACGAGGCAACCAATCAAAACAAGCGTGAAGAATGTCTGCAACTTCACCTTGATAGAATTGATCAATCTCATCATGATTGTGAGCGATACGAATTTTTTTCTTGTTAAAGACTGCCTTGGTTCCTACAAAGAATTCACGATTAGCAGGATCAGTTCCCCACACAATTGCAGGGGCACCGTCAATCTTAACCGACAGATTGCCCTTGGCAGTAAACCAATCCAGGACAGAAAGATCACCCGTGAGGATAGAATCTTCGGGGTGTTCGATGTGTGTGTTTTTCATACTGTTAGTATTGCACGGATTGGGGGGTATCGCAACCCCCCTTGTGCCACTTGTTCAACTGTCCTCCAGCAGATCGGGATAGTAAGACTCAACCTCAGAAATCAGTTCCTCATCAGTATAACTGGTGAGATTTTCTTCCATCTGATCACCAACAATCTGCAGCAAATCTTTGGTGCAGATTGTTGTCAAGCAAACGGTCAATGTATGCTTCAACCAGTGCTTCACGATCGAAAGTGTTAGTCATCAGTCGTTGGTAGGGTGATTTACAATTTGGTCTTCAATTTGGTTCGCAAGTTCTTCCATCCACTCACGAACTTCATCATCTTCGTATTGTGCATTGTCCCGCACAATACGCATCAGAAAGTCAATTTGCTCATCATCGAAATGATACTCTTTCAACATCAGACTTCATCCCTCATTTCAGAATGTGACGATAATCAATGGATTTGATACACCAACCTGTAGCACATGTGATTTCTTCTACTAAATCATCCTCATCATCTGCCTCCCAGATTTGACCAATCGTTTCGTCGATGATTTGTTGTTGCTCACTTTCATCCCAGACGTAAGACTCAAAATCAAACTCGATTTCGGTGACTTGGAACTGCATTTCAGTAATCGTAGTTAGCGTTCAGGTACTCATTAACATCGAACTTTTCATCACGAAGTTCGGGAATGTCAAGGTCAAAAATCTCACCAGGCATGTCTTGGATTTCAGACCAGAGTTCATCAAACATGGTTCAATTCCGAACGACAAGAGTACAATACACGGGATGGGGGGTCACCACAACCCCCCTTGTGACACTTTCGCAACTGGCACAAGAATTCTTATACAAACTCCGCAAGATAGTAATCTAAAGGCAACTCAAGTTCTGCCGCTTTCTGTTCCCATTCATCCCATTCTTCCTGGGATGCATCATTCAGGAAATCTTCACGGGAATATTCAAAAACGGGACCACACATTTGAATCAATTGCGACAACGAAGGTACAATATCCGATCACGTGGCAGAACACAACCCCCCTTGTGCCACTCTCTCAATTGGCACAAGATCAGCTGGCATTCTCAATAAGCATAATATTATTGAGAATCAATAAGATCTTGTAGTTGAGAATAGATCCAATTGTCAGACTGTCACACTAGAAGACATCGCTGTAGTCTTTGATGCTAATGTGTACATCTTCATCATCTTCTAGGTGTAGCAGTTCTCTCCAGGGAACATCATCTAGTTCTAGATCATCATAACACATGAGATCTAATGTAACACGTACCATGCGCTTTGCGTGTGTGGCAGACATGTGATTCTCGTGCGATGTTTACTATACTATATCATGCATAGTGACGATACGCAAGTGATTCATAATCTTGCCCATCTCGTGCGTAATCTTCATCTAGATCTTGTGCATAATACTCCTCTAGATCATATGAATAGTCTGTTGCGTATGTGTAGTCGAGATCGTAGTCGTCGTACATAGCTCGTCGAGATCTGTATGATGCTTTATGATTATAGCAGATATCTCGTCCAGATGTCAAGAAGGCTTCTAGACGAGATTCACATAAGAGTATATATGTATTCTCGTCGAGATTTATGTGGGTTTGGGGATTTTTGCGGGCGTGGGACTTGACAAACTGCGCGTCTTATGATACGCTCGCTTAACTTGCTATAAGGACGGGGGTTTATAAGCATTTAGAAGACTTAAAAGACTACCTATTCTCAACAATATTCTCAATTGATTCTCATTAATTATTTACTTATTGAGAATTAAATAAAAAATACATTAATGTTTTTTATTATATTTTTTAATTAAATTTAACCTTTTATTGTATCAGATTATACCATTCTCAACCTTCTGGTATAAAATCCCACAACTCACCATTCCATTGCCATCTACGATCTTTCCAACCATATACCTGCCCTACTTCTGGGTTCATAGGAAACCGTGGTCCATCACTCTCTTTGCGTGGATTCTGTACCTTATCCACTACTTTATCAAACTCACCATTTAACCAATCAGCATCAGAAACCATCCACTTATCAATCGGACAAGAGTCTAATGCGAATGATGCTTTTTGATCCAGGAAACATCCACAATGCTTACACCTGACTTGTTTGGCATCATAATACTCACAACTCTTACATACATCTAATCTCTGTTGTTTCACCTCTGGGGATACAAACAAAGCATTGGATGAGAATGCCTGTTTAACAACTTCAAATGTGAACTTTGCTAGGTTCTTTCCTTGTTCAGGTAATGATGGATATTCAGATTCAGTCATTGTTTGTTTATGGTTGATATGCTCCTTTAATTGTAGCAGAATTTATCGTTCCTGTCACGCTATAATTTGATCCTGTGATTGCTCTTCCATTAGATCCACCCGATCCTGAATTTGAAGTATTACCACCTGATACTCCCCAATCTCCTCCATTACCACCAGTTTCTCCAGTATCACCAGTTCCACCATAAGTTTGACATCCACCTGTGGTTCCTACTGTTCCTGTTGCTCCATCAGTTCTGGTTTGATTATATCCTTGACCCAATCCACCATTTCCACCTTCTCCTCCTGGTGCTCCTGGTACAGAGAAAGGTATGGTTCTTCGGCAACGGGATCTAAAATCAGTGCTGCTACATCCACCCTTACCACAATTACATCCTGCGACTCCGAAACAAGCAATTCTTTCATCACCACCACATCCAGGGCATCCGCCACAACTTAATCCAGTCTCATACTCTTCATAATTGTAACAAGTACCAGTTGCTCCTGTTGCTCCAGTCGCACCTTTTTCTCCACCACCTCCGCCACCATAGATGTTAGCGGATCCACTGACTTCTACAACGACTTCAGAACCTGTGGACTGTACATACAAAGCGGGACCACCATTACCACCACTGATATTACCTGACGTTCCATTGGATCCACCAGCACCATAGATGCCACCAGCAACATTGACTCTCAAATTATAGGTCTCTGCCTGAAGATAAGCGGCATACTGTGATACATTGGAGGATCCCATCGTACCGTTCAGATACATGTACTTCCGAACGTTTTTGTTTAAATTGGAATTCCAGGTCTGTGTTCCAATGTTGAATCCAGGAGATGATGGTGATGACGTATTATCATCAGTTCCAGATTGCGTAATATAATAATACTTGATCGAATTGCGAAACTGTGATGTCTTCCAGTTTGATGATGTCGTAATATTTGCGTTTTCAGTCGCATCAGGTACAACTGGACTTGTATCAGACGTACTGGTGATTCGTCTTAATTCTGATGCCTTGATTGGCAGTGTATCAGAACTGAAACTACCATCCACTTGTTGTGCTCGGAAGGTCGTTCTTAACGATGAAAAGGAGATACTTCCAGAGGTATAATAGGGTCCCGCTTTTGTGACTGTCGCTGACATTCGTATGAGGCAAATCCTGTGTCTCTATTTAGATCATCATTCCAATGTCTTATGACCCCCGCGACAATGAATAGATTAGTAACAAGATAAGTACCGAATATAACAGTCCGTATATGAGCAATGTGATCTGCTTCTCTGTCATTTTTCGTCGCCTTTTCCCCCAGTGCCTTA